TCTAGTGTAAATTCTAATCCTGGTTGGGTTTTGTTAAGTCATGTAGAACAAGATAGTGGAGCAGAAACTATAACAGTAACTAATTCAAGCACAACATATCCTGCTTCTGATATTTACTGTTATGATATTAAGTATCACCTTGCATCAGATAATGAAAATAATAGTGCAGCTAATATACGTTGGTCTCCTATGGTTAGTGGAGTTAGAAAACCAAATGGCAATGGTCTTTATGGTTATGGAATGAGAGTTTTAAGTTCAAGTGGATTTAATGGTACAACTAATGCACCTGCAAGCGGCACATCAGATGCATATAATAGTTATATGGGTCAAATTCAATATAAAAGACAATATAACAATAACCCAAATAATACATCATATTCTTTAAACTTTGATAAATCTGCGGCCTCTTATGGTAGACCATATGCAGGAGACGGAGGAGCTCAAGGAACTCTAAGATTTTATAATGGTAGTGGTTATCAAGGGTGTAATATAAATCCTGAAGGTAATTCAAGCAGAATTGGTACTGGTAATAACTATACTAATACTCAATGGTCAACTTGTGTTTCAACAATGCCTGTTTCAAATAATCCTACTCATACCGATAAAGTAG